TCATTTTTTCACACGCGGCGGAAGTGGATCAGCTACAGCGACAAGGCGTTCTGCTGGATACTGCTGGAACAAATCAGCTTCGGTCACAAGGGAACCATCGAGCCACCCGTGGTAGTGGTCCGGGTCGAGAATCATCACCATCCGTTTTTCATCATCCGGCTTGTGGAAACGCTGCATGAGCGGGTGGCCATCGGCATTTATCGTCAGCATCGAGAACGACAACAGCAAATCTTGCGGCCGGAATTCCCATATCCCGGCAATGGCGGCCGGCATGCCATCGGCGCGCTCGATGCGCCAGCGCACCGGCTTTCCAGTCTCATAGCAAGGTTCAAAGAAATTATTTGCGGGGATAATGCAGAACTGTTTGCGCTTCCACGCATTGCGGAAGGATGGCTTCTGCGCCACGGTTTCGGTGCGGGCGTTGTAGGTCTGGCGCGCCAGCTTCATATCGGCCCAATGCGGCACCATCCCGAAACATGCCGGCGCAACTTGCAGCTCACCGGGCACGTCGTGCGAGGCACGAATGATCGGCGCCATGTAGCCTGGCCAAGCTTCCGGCGGCAAGTCAAATTGAGGGGAACGGACAGCGAAATGCTGTTCGATTTGATCGCTACGGCTGGGAGTGTAGTCGGCGCACATGCAATTTATTCTACCTGCCTTCTGGCACTGGCGGCGGCTCCGTCCCGACAAAACACAGCCAGGACTGCGCATAGTCGCAAAATTGCATATCCACCTTGCTGCGTTCAAACCCTGACAGCACCATGCGCCCATCCCGATACCAGAGCAAATTCACATCGAAAAGTGTGTCAACGTACTTCCCGCTCTCGCCGTAAGTGAAGCGGGCCAACCTTACCAAACGGTGCAAGCCCTGGTCTGTAGTTTCAACGACTTCCAACGTTCCGGGCCGTGCCAAGTTGTAACGGTCATTCAGCCGTCGCTTGGGCACCTCCACCCCAGCAAGGCGCATCTTTAACATTTTAACAATCATTGTAACACCCAAGTAGAATACTGTACATGCATACAGTATATCAAGAGTTCTTGAGGTCGCAATACCCGTCAATGATGCGATGGCATGAAGATGAATGATGCCTAGAGTGGAGGCGCCCATACATAGCCCAGAACCGCGCCAGGACACGGCACAGCGCGAAAACAACACCGGCCCTACGTCGCAACACCACCCGCACGAAAAACCGCTCAAAGTGCGTCAAAATGCGTCAAATCGCATGCCCCCACTTCGCCCTGCCGCGCCAGTCCTCATGCGCCTTCGGCCATGGCGCACATTTGAGTCAAAAGAGCCCTATATAGCGGGCAGGTGTGGAGGGGGGACAACTGCGCGCGCCGGGCCGAAATGGGCCTTTTTCTTGCATCTGGAGCAACATCAATCGTCGGGGCGTGAAAAAACCGCCTCGTGGGCGGCTTGTGCGGTGGCTGGGGCGCGCTGGCGCGGCTTGGCTATCGCGGCCCCGCCCTACCGGCTATCGCAGCGTGGCGCTCATCCTGCGCGACCGGCGCGGGCCTTGGCCGCCAGCTCCTTGTCGTAGTCGTCGCGGCAGTCCGCATTGCAGAACAGCAGAGCGGGCGCCAGCGGCTCGTCGCAGTAATGGCAGCAGCCGTGCGCCACCAGGGCGGGCCGGCCGCGCACGGCGGCCAGGCCGCGCGCCACTTCGGCGAAGATGATCTTGTCGGTGTTGTCGATATGGTCGCTCATTGCGCTGTCTCCTTGCCCAGGCCCAGGTCATACGGGGCGAAGCGCACCACTTCCACGCCGACCCACTCGTTGATCGCTTCGAACTGCGCCTGCAGCGGCACCAGTTCATTGCGCGCGAAGACGCGCGCGGCCGGTTCGACGGCGCCGAAGCCGCCGGCATTGTTTGGCAAGATACCCATGAGCTGCGGCGGCACGCGGTGCGCGGCCAGCTGGTCGTCGCGCGTGACGCTCTTGATGTTGAAAAACTCGTCCTTGGCGGCCACGTCGGACACCGGCAGAATCTGGATGCCGTCCTTCTTGCCGTTCGGCGCGTACATGAACAGGTTGCGGAAGTTGCCCGGTCCCTTGCTGTCGCGCATGGCCTGGCGCAGGTTGTCCACGTCCTGGGTGTTGGCGGCGGCGTCCGTCATGTAGAACACGAAACCGGCGTGCGAGCCGTTCTTGTAATACTTGCGGCGGAACAGGGTGGCCGCCTCGTTGAGCCAGGCCGATTGCAAGGCGCTCAGGTACTGCGGCACGCCGTACAGCTCCTGGTTGACATCCGGTTCCATCAGGTGGAACACGCGACCCTTGTCGAACTGGTGTACGGCTTGGTAGCCGTTCACAAAAAAATACGTGTCCAGATCGACGCCGCGCCGCATGTACTTGGCCAGCGCATGCTGGTATGCCAGCGCCTTGCCGCTGCGGCTGGGTCGGTCTTCCAGGTAGGCATTGCCGAACGTCAGGAAGTCCAGGGCCATGCGCTTGAAGGCGTCGCGCGACAGGTACTTGCTGGGAATCAGGGTGGACGCCAGCACGTTGGCCTTGAAGTGGATGGCGCTGCTGTGGTGCACGCCCGCGTTGAACGACTTGGCCAGGCCGGCCAGGTTGACGGGCGGCTCATACCAGTGGCCGTTCTTCCAGCATTCGAAGCAATCGAGAATGTCGGCGTGCTCGAGCACGGGCGTCGGGTCGCCAAAGGAAAAAGCCTCGATGCCGGCGGCGGCCGGCGCCGTGGCCGCTGTTGATGGCGCGCCCTCGGCCTGCTGGCCGCGCGCGCGCATGTGTCGTGCTTTGCTCAAGAATAAATCTCCATGAAAGAGTGGTGGTTGTCGGTGGTGCCTTCGAAGGGCTCGTGATCGAGGGCGTGCATGCAGGCCCACGCCAGATCGGCGTGGCCGGTTTCATCGCTGCGGCCGGCGACATACGTCACGTGCCGCCCGCTGGGGGTGAGGGTCTTGTGGATGGCCATGAAGGATTGCGCGATGTCCGTCCAGCCAGCGTCAAACTCCAGCCGCCCCTTGCTGATGATGTTTTTCGCCTTCAAGACCATGCGGGTTTTGACTTCGGGCGAGTAGTTCAGGGGCGTGACGGCCGGGAAGAAGCCGCGCACGATGGGCAGCACACCGATGCCCATGCCGGTGGTGTCGATGCCGATGTATTCGACGTTGTAGCGCTGGGTCATCTGGCGGATGGCGTCGGCGTGGTCTTCGAAGCTCTGCCCGCGCCACTGGTGGCGCTCCAGGATGCGGAACTTGCCGCCGGCCGTCATCGGCGGCGCCAGCACCACGCAGCCGGCGCTGTCGCCGTTCAAGGCCGGGTCGTAGCCGATCCACACGGGCCGGTTGCCGAATGGGCGCAGGCCCAGCAAGGGCTTGTAGTCGTCCCACTCGACCCAGGAATCGACCATGCAGCGCTGCAGCTCGGCCAGCGGGAAGACCGAGGCCGAGTCGTCGATAAAATTGCACATCAGCAGGTTGTCGAACTGGTCCGGGCTGTATTCGAAGTTGCGCAGCTCGTCGATGTCGAACAGGTTGCAGCCGCCGCGCTCGGCGTCCAGGATGGTGACGATCTGGCGCCAGATCTTGTCCTCGCCCGTAAAGCCGGACGACAGGCGGCCATGGCTCACGTCGATGTTGACCTGGTCGGCCTTGGCGCGGCGCTTGTTGAACAGCTCACCCGTCCAGAACGGGTAAGCCTGGTGCGTGGTCGAGGATGGCGTGGAAAAGTAGGTCTTGCGCCATTTCTTGTGAATGGCCATGCCCGAGGCCACTTTGTTCAACTCCTGGAAATTCTGCGTCCAAAAGAATTCATCGAAGTAGAAATTGCCGTGGTAGCCCTGGGCCGTGCGCGCGTTGGTGCCCAGGAAATACAGGTGCGCGCCGTTCGGCAGCACGATCGGGTCACCCGTCAACTCGATGCCGGCCGCCTCGCGCGCGAATTGCACGATGTATTGCTTGAAGACGTGCGCCTGCGACTTCGATGCAGACAGGAAAATCTGGTTGCGGCCTGTTTCCATCGCATCGGCCAGCGCCTCGCGGGCGAAATACCAGGTAGCGCCGATCTGGCGCGACTTCAAAATGGCGCGCGTGCGCTGGTCGCCGTTGCGATACCAAACTTTCTGGTAATCGAACAGCGAATCCTGGAAGGCGTCGAGCAGCTGGATTTTCTGTTCTTCGCTGAAATCGTTGCGGGTCGGCTTCTTCTTCGGCCCCGCGTTGCGGTTCGCCAGCTTGGGGTTGAGATCGACCTCGTTGCCGCCCGGCTGCTCGTAGCGGCGCACGCGCGCCGCCTGCACGATGGCGCGCATCAGCAGATCGATTTCCTTGTAGTCGCTACCGCTCTTGACCTCTTTTTCGATCAATTTGACCAGGCGCAGCTCGGCCGCTGCCTCGACGTGCTCGATGGCCTGCGCCTTGTCCCACTCGTCGCGCGCCTTCCAGCTATTGATCGTGCTGCGCTTGATTCCCAGGTGGCGGGCGATGGACGAAATGCGCCAGCCCTTCCAGTACAGGGCGCGCGCAGCACGGCGCGGCTCGGATTCGGGCACGGCCAGTTCGGCGATTATTTCTTCGGGTTTTTGTTCAATGACTAGCATGCCGCCAGCGTAGGCCGCGCGCGCGCGGAGCGGGGAAAGGTAAAAGTCGCTATGGCCCATAGCAACCCGCAGCGCATTGAATCGCAGCGCCAAGACGTTGACCATGGCGTTATCCGATCAACCGAGACACGCCACCATGCCTAAATCCCAATTCTTCCGCGTCGCCACCGAAGGCGCCACCACGGACGGCCGCAACATCGACCGCGCCACCATCGAGCAAATCGCCGCCACCTACAACCCGAAGACCTACGGCGCGCGCATCTGGCTGGAGCACATTCGCGGCATCCTGCCCGACAGCCAGTTCAAGGCCTACGGCGACGTGATCGCCGTCAAAGCCGAGGAAGTGGACACCGACAGCGGCAAGAAACTGGCCCTGTTCGCGCAGATCGAACCCACGCCAGAACTGGTGGCCATCAACAAGGCGAAGCAAAAGCTGTACACCAGCCTCGAAATTCAACCGGACTTTGCCGACTCGTCGCAGCCCTACCTGGTCGGCCTGGGCGTCACCGACAGTCCCGCCAGCCTGGGCACCGAGGCCCTGAAATTCTCCGCCAGCCGCAAGCAGCAAAGCGCCAACCTGTTCACCTCCGCCGTCGAGGTGACGCTGGAATTTGACGAGCCGCAGGGCACCAAGCTGGCCGACGCCGTGAAAAACCTGCTGTCGCGCTTCTCCAATAAATCCGGCACCGACGCCGCGCAGTTCGCCGACATCAGCGAGGCCGTGCAGGCGCTGGCCGGCCACGTCGTCACCGTCAACGACAACTACACGGGCACCCTGGCCCGCCTGGAGAAGGCCGAAACCGCATTGAAGGCTACGCAGGACGAACTGGCCGCCTTCAAGGCACAGATGGACGAGGCGCCCGGCAACGGCCCACGCCGCCCGGCCGCCACCGGCAACGACGGCGCCGTGCAAACCGAGTTTTAAGCGCCCCTGCCCTTTCTTCCCCCCATTCAACAACGGAGCAATGATTTATGAAAAAGCAAACGCGCCAGGTATTTGGCCAGTATGAAACCCGCTTGGGCCAACTGAACGACACGGACAACGTGGCCAAGACCTTCAGCGTCACGCCCAGCGTGCAGCAAAAGCTGGAAACGAAAATGCAGGAATCGAGCGAATTCCTGTCGAAAGTGAACATCATCGGCGTGACCGAGCAGGAAGGCGAAAAGCTGGGCCTGGGCGTCTCCGGCCCGATTGCCGGCCGCACCAACACCAAGGACAAGGAACGCAAGACGCGCGACCTGTCCACCCTGGACGGCACCAAGTACCGCTGCGAGCAAACCAACTTCGACACGCATTTGAACTATGCCAAGCTGGACGCCTGGGCCAAGTTCGCCGACTTCCAGTCGCGCGTGGCCAATGCCATCCTGACGCGCCAGGCATTGGACCGCATCGTCATCGGCTTCAATGGCGTCAAAGCCATGGCAGACACCGATCTGGACGCCAACCCGCTGCTGCAGGACGTGAACAAGGGCTGGCTGCAGCACCTGCGCGAGCTGGCGCCCGAGCGCGTGCTGGGCCTGGTGGCTGCCGGCATGCCGGGCAAGGTCATCATCGGCGACGTGGACGGCGCCGACTATGCCAACCTGGACGCGGCCGTCACCGATGCCGTCAACCTGCTGGACCCGTGGTATCAGGAAGACACCAATCTGGTGGCCATCGTCGGGCGCAAGCTGTTGAACGACAAGTATTTTCCATTGGTCAACACCAAACAGGCGCCCACGGAAACCCTGGCGGCCGACATCATCATCAGCCAGAAACGCATCGGCGGCTTGCCGGCCGCGCGCGTGCCCTACTTCCCGGATAACGCCATCCTGATTACTCGCTTCGACAATCTGTCGATCTACTTTCAGGAGGGCGCGCGCCGCCGCCGCGTCGAGGACGTGCCGAAACGCGACCGCATCGAGAATTACGAGTCGTCCAACGACGCCTACGTGATCGAAGACCTGGGCCTGGCCGCGCTGGTGGAAAACATCGAGCTGAAAGACAAATAATGGCGAACCAATCCCCCGCCCTGCGCCACCGCGCGCGCATGCTGGCCGAGCGCACGGCCGGCGCCGCTGCGCCGCAAGGCGTGACCACCGGCACGGCCTACGAAATGATGCTCTACAAGCTGACCGACGACCGGCGCCGCCTGAAGGCCATCCAGTCGGTGGAACGCAAGATCGAGGTCAAGGCCACCTTGCTGGCGACCTATGCGCAGTGGATCGACGGCGTGTTGGCCGGCGGTAAGGGCGCGCAAGACGATGTCGTGGCCACCTTGCTGGTATGGCACATCGACACGGGCGAATATGACCGCGCCCTAGTCATTGCCGCCTACTGCATGGAACACAAGTTCACCTTGCCCGATGGCTATAGCCGCGACATTCCGACCATGATGCTGGACGAATTTTCCGCCGCCTACCTGCAAGGCAAGCTGGGCGACGATTCGCAGCATGCCGTGGCCGTGTTGGGCACCGTCGAGGCGATGACGGCCGCCAGCGACGCGCCCGACCAGGCGCGCGCCAAGCTGCACAAGGCCATCGGCCTGGCCATGATCGCCGTGCTGGATCAGGCCGACGACACGGACATCGCCCCGGCGCTGGTGGCGCAGGCGGAAACGGCTATGGGCCAGTTGAAACGTGCCCGCGCCCTGTCGGAGTCGTGCGGCGTCAAGAAAGATATGGAACGGCTGGAACGGCGCATCAAGCGCGCGGCCGGTTCCACGTAAAGAGCATCCCCCGCAGCACGGCGGCACGGGGGGATTCTGGCCACACCTTTGACCTGATGAACCCCGTCCACCGCCCCCTTTTGAAAGCGCCCCGTATGTCCTTCATGGCCCTGCCCCCGTCAAACCAGCCTGGCAGCACGCCCACGCCGCCAGCGCCGGCCATCGGCATCATCGAGAACGACGGCTGGTTTCCCGATATTGCGCTGACCGATATGCGCGACGCCATGCGCCTCGATGGCACCGTCACCGACGCGCGCCTGGTACAAGCCGTGGTCGATGCCATCCTGCAGGTCAACCGCGAGCTGGCCGACTGGCAGGGCAAGCACGCCGCTGCCGGCGTCCCCGCCCTGGTGGACGTGCCGGCCACGCGCATCAACCGCGAATCCCGCTTGCTGACGCAGTACCGGCGCGCCGTCTACAGCACGGCGAAAGCCGACCTGATCGAGCGCTACCGCGATTACGACAGCACGGCCACGTCCGTCAGCGACAAGAAAAGCATGGAGTGGCTGGACGAGGCACCCGGCGCGCAGCGCCGCAATGCGCAATGGGCCATCGCCGATATGGTCGGGCGCACACACCTGACCGTGGAATTAATCTGATGCAAGTGCGCACGCAGCAGCACGACACGGTAGACGCCCTGGTGTGGCGCTACCTGGGCGACGGCGCGGGATACGTCGAGCAAACCCTGGAAATGAATCCCGCGCTGGCGCGCCACGGCGCCGTGCTGCCTGCCGGCCTGATCGTCACCCTGCCCGAGCCGGTGCCCAGCACGGACCAGGTGGCCGCAGCCGATCTTGTGCAGCTATGGGATTAACGCAGCAATCCACCTTTTTACCCTCATGAGAAATCTATCTAACTTCACCCCGGAGAATCAAGCAATGTCCGCAGAATCGTTTGGTGGTTTCGCCACCCTGGTCAAACTGTACGGCTTCAAGGCGGCGCTGGGCATGGTCGGCGCGGCCATGCTGTACATCGTGCTGCCGCCCTTGAATGCTGACGGCACCTTCAACAAGGGCGAATTCGTCGCCCGCCTGGCCTGCGCGGGCGTGTTCTCGTGCCTGCTGGGCGGCACCGTGTACCAGTTGCTGTGCGCCCAGCTCCCGGCCATCGGCGCCATGGTCAACGCCAGCGCCATCGACCTGATCGTCGGCGCGCCCGGATGGTGGGTATCGCGCGCCGTGGCCCTGTGGTTCCAGCGCCGCAGCGACAAGGACATCGCCGAACTGGTCAAAGACGCAAAGGAACACTGATGGCCACTACCGAGAATCTCCAGATTGCGCGCACCATCGACGCCATCCTGCGCGCCGAAGGCGGCTATGTGAACGACCCGCAGGACAAGGGCGGCGAAACCAATTACGGCATCACCGTGGCCGTAGCGCGTGCGAACGGCTACACGGGGCCGATGCGCGATCTACCCGTGGCGGTGGCGCGCGCCATCTACACGGCCCGCTACATCACGGAACCGAAGTTCGACCAGGTGCTGGCCATCCATGCCGGCATCGGCGCCGAGCTGATCGACACGGGCGTGAACATGGGGCCGCACCGTGCGGCCGAGTTCCTGCAGCGCTGGCTAAACGGTTTCAATGACACGGGCGCCCGCTATCCCGCCCTGTTCGTCGATGGCCGCCTGGGCGCGCAATCGCTGGGCGCGCTGGCCGCCTTCCTGAAATGGCGCGGCCAGGATGGCGCCGCCGTGCTGCTGCGTGCCTTGAACGGACTGCAGGCAGCGCGTTACCTGGAAATCACCGAGGCCAACAAGACCCAGCGCCGTTTTCTGTTCGGCTGGATCAGGGAACGGGTGGCCATGTGACCACGACCACCTGGCGCCCGCTGGCCGCCTGCCTGCTGTGCGGCACCATCGCAGGCTGGACGGCGCAGGGCTGGCGCAAGGACGCCACCATCGCCGAACTGCAGCGGGCAGCGGCCACCAGCAAAACCACCGCAGCCACCGAACTGGCCCAAGCCACCGCCCGCGTGCTCACGCTGGAGCGCGCCACCGGCGCCGCCCTGGCGCAGCGCGCCGACCACCTCACCCAGGAGCAAACCCATGCGAAAACTGAACGCGACCGTTTCAATGTTAACGTGCGCAGCGGCGCTGTGCGCCTGTCAATCCCCCTCGCCAGCGGCCACTGCGCCGCAGTTACAGATACCACCGCTGCCGCAGACCATCGGCATGAAACGCGCGCCGAACTTGACTCAGCGACTGCGGCAGCTCTTGACGCCATTGCCGGCGACGGCGACGACGCCACCCGCCAGCTGAACGCGTGCATCGACGCCTACAACCTAGTACGAGACACCTACCATGTACAAACCGAATAGCCTGCGCCAGCACCTGGCCGCCGCCATCCCCGCCCTGCAGCGCGATCCCGACCGTCTGCTGGTCTTCGCCGACGAGGGCAACGTGGTGGCATCGGCCACCGCCTCCCTCTCCTTCGAATACCGCTTCAAGCTCAACCTGATCGTCACCGATTATGCGGGCGATGCCGACGCCATCATGGTGGCCCTGATCGCCTGGCTGAAAGTCCACCAGCTCGACCTGATGGCCAACGAAGAAACGCGCAAGCACGGCATCGCCTTCGAGGTGGATTTTAATAACCACGAAACGGTCGATATTTCCATCAAGCTGGACCTGACCGAGCGCGTGGCCGTCAAGACCGGCGAAGCCGGCCGCCTCGACATCAAGCACCTGGCCGAGATACAGCACATGCCCGCCTACTCGGACGAGTTCTGGAAGCTGTATGACGGCGACACCCTGCTGGCCGAATGGCGCACGCCCGAGGCAACAGCATGAGTGACAACCTGCACGCGCTGGAATCCTGGGCCGGTACCCTGCTGGCCAAGCTGCAGCCGGCACAGCGACGCGCCATCAATCACAAGGTGGCCATCGACCTGCGCCGCAGCCAGGCGCAGCGCATCAAGGCACAGCAGGGGCCGGATGGCGCGGCCTATCCGGCACGCAAGCGACGCAAGGAATTCAAGGGGAAGAACGGACGCATCAAACGGCAGAAGGCGGCCATGTTTGCCAAGATTCGTACCGCCAAACACCTGAAAGTGAAGGCGACCGGCGACGAGATAGAGGTCGGATTCTTTGGCTGGGTGGCGCGCGTTGCGCGGGTACATCAGTTTGGCCAACAAGAGCGCGTTACAAATAATGGTACATTGTACAAATATCCTGCAAGGCCACTGCTTGGACTAAATAGTGACGATTTTATAATAATATCGAATAGTTTAATCAAACAACTGGCTACTGAAAGTGGGAAATAATTGAGTGAAAGTTCCCATTTTTCGCATTGAAGGGGAAAGCTAGAAATCACATTCATTCTTAGTAGTGAGTTTACATTTTACAACAACTTGCAAAAAAAACCACACCGAACTGTTAACTTGAATACAATTGCTGTAAAGCAGTTTTAATTTCAAAAATGAACACTTCGGAGACTTTATGAATGACGTTGTTATATTAGCAAGCTCATTGAAGCATGGTGGTCGATGCCTCGCAGGGAAGTTTATTGGTACTAACCAGTGGGTGCGTATTGTGGGCGACAACACTGGAAGTGCGCTTACGGAAGCGCAGACCGAGTACACTAATAAGTTCGGCTCATTCCGTGCAAAACCGCTTAAGAAGATCACCATGTCTCTCCTAGAGCACGTCCCCTTGCCACATCAGCCTGAGAACTTCGTATATATTCCAGGTTGGGTCCAGACAGCAGGATACGGTTTTCCGATTGAAGAACTGCAATCTTATACTGACGTTCCTGATAATCTTTGGGGTCTTGAAGATAGAGTATCTGAAGAGCAAATTCGTTTAGGTCTTTTTTCAGTACAACAATCACTTTACTTAATACTGGCGGAAGAAATAACACTTCATAGAACGGCTGATAACCGCAGAAGAGTTACATTCACATATAACAGAAACGTCTATAACTTATCCTGCACAGATCCACAATATGAACAATTTGAATCCGGAAACTCAATCCCAAATGGATATCTCTGTATTAGTTTAGGTGAGGAATTTCATGGTGATCACTTTAAAATCGTTGCAACAATTTTTTAAATTATAAAAATGCAAACCTACACAATTGGCTTTACAAAAAAAAATGCTGAAACATTTTTCAAGTTTCTTAGAGCATCAAAAATAAAAACATTAATTGATGTTCGACTAAACAATGTATCGCAATTATCTGGGTTTGCAAAAAAAGATGATCTGCGATTTTTTCTAAAAGAACTATGTTCTGCAGAATATATGCATGTCCCAGAAATGGCTCCGACAAAAGAGATCTTATCGCCATATCAAGATGGAAAAATAACTTGGGCAGCGTATGAGGAAAAATTTCTAAATTTAATGGCTCAGCGCAATATCGAAAGGTTGTTAACACCTGACATATTGGACAACGGATGCTTACTTTGCAGTGAGCATGAGCCTCATATGTGCCATCGAAGACTGGTTGTTGAGTACATCAACAAAAATACAGATTTAAACATAAAAATTAAACACTTATACTGAAATGAATACTGTATTAATTCTCTACCCAGATGAATTTCAAAGCCAAAGTAAATTTGACAGAAAAATCGGAAATATAGTAAGCAAAATGGAAGAATTTTGCATAGCATATCTATCCGATAAAAATTACCTGATTGAGAACTACATAGAAAAATGCGAAAAAATAATAAAAATAATAAAGATTGAAAGATTAGAAATAAAAAACTTTACGCATGCAATAATTTTTGACGACGGGGAAGTATTCCCAAAAGAGAGGGAGATAATAGAAAAACTTAACGTGCCGCTTCGACACATAAAGATCGCAATTACAAGAGTTGTTAATATAAAAAAGGAGACCAAATACGCAGCAACAAAAAGTACCAATGAATATGAATATATAGGTCGAGGATCTTATTGGGGCAATCCATACTCTATGTTTTCCGCAGGAGAATCTAGGGAAGAAGTAATTAGAAAATTTAAATATGACTTTGATTTTGAAAAATTCGCAAAAAAAGAAAAGAATGAAGTTTATTTGCTAGCAGGGAAGAGACTCGGCTGTTTTTGCAAGCCTGATGCATGCCACGGGGATGTTTTAGCCGACTTTCTAAACAAGTGGGATGATGGCGAGTAAATTTTTACAAAGAACATTTATCTAAAAAAATAAGAATAAATTGGTGCCAAGAAAATTCAACTGACATAGCTATTAACCTTGTTATCAACCCGCTTGTAGGTGCATCCGCACGCGGACTTCGGCAACATGCACTGCATGAACGCCGACCTTTCCGACCTCCTCCGCTTGCTGCAAAACCTGATCCGCCTGGGCACCATTGCCGAGGTCAAAGGGGCCAAGGCGCGCGTGCGGCTGGGGCCGACACTCACCACCGAATGGCTGAAATGGGCCACTCGACGCGCCGGCAGCACCCGCACCTGGTCGGCACCCACCGTCGGCGAACAGGTGATCGTCTTTTCCCCAGGCGGCGACCTGACGCGCGGCATCATCGTGCCGGCGCTTTACTCGCAGGCGTTTGACGCGCCCGAAACCAGCGACAGCATCCACACCACGCATTACCCGGACGGCGCCGTGGTGCAGTACGACCACGCGGCCCATGCCCTGACGGCCGTACTGCCCGGCGGCACGGCCACCATCACCGCCGACAAGGTGACGTCGAACGCGCCCAGCACCATTTGCACGGGCGACCTGACCGTCATGAAAAACCTGATCGTCATGCAAGCGGCCACCGTCAACGGCGCCACCGCGCTGAACGGCGGCGTGAACGCCAAGGCTGGCGCCGCTGGCGGTGTGGCCATGGCCGTGCAAGGGACGGTCAAAGCCAGCGACGACGTGCTGGCCGGCGCCATCAGCTTGCTCAAGCATCCGCACGGCGGCGTCAAAGCCGGCGGCGACCAGTCGGGCGGGCCGCAAGCATGATGGGCATGCACGCCGCCACTGGGCGCAGCCTGACGGGCCTGGGCCACCTGCGCCAGTCCGTCACCGACATTCTCACCACGCCCATCGGCTCGCGCATCCGACGCCGCCGCTATGGTTCCGAAGTACCCGAGCTGATCGACCAGCCCCTGAACAGTGCCACGCAGTTGCGCATCTATGCTGCCACCGCCTTCGCCCTGCGCCGCTGGGAACCGCGTTTGCAGCTCGCCAGCGTGCAGCTCACGCGCGACACGGACGGCGCCATCGCCCTGCTGCTCGATGGCACGGCGAATGGCCAGGCCATCACCATGGCCGTGCCCGTCAAGCAAGGGGGCGTCGTATGAGCACGCCTATCGACCTGACCCAATTGCCCGCGCCCAGCGTGGTCGAGGTGCTGGACTTCGAAGCCATCCTGTCCACGCGCAAAGCCCACCTGGTGAGCCTGCTGCCGGAAGCCGAGCGCGCGGCCGTCACGGCCCTGTTAGAACTGGAATCGGAGCCGGCCACCAAGCTGCTGGAAGAAAACGCGTATCAGGAAACCATCCTGCGCAACCGCATCAACGAGGCGGGCAAGGCCGTCATGCTGGCCTTCGCCCTCGATGGCGACCTGGACCAACTGGGCGCCAACGTCAACGTGGAACGCCTGACCATCACGCCGGCCAATCCCAACGCCCTGCCGCCCGTGGCCGCCGTCATGGAAGACAACGACGCCTACCGTCTGCGCATCCAGGAAGCGCCGGATGGCCTGTCCGTGGCCGGCCCGAAGGCGTCGTATGAATTTCACGCGCGCAGCAGCGACGGCCGCGTCAAGGACGCGAGCGCCACCAGCCCCGCCCCGGCGCACGTCACCGTCACGGTGCTGGCCAACAACGACACCGGCATCGCCGACGCCGCGCTGCTGGCCACCGTGGCGCGCGCGCTCAATGCCGAGGAAGTGCGCCCCCTGGGCGACCGCTTGAGCGTGCAAGCCGCCCAGGTCATCGACTACCAGATCGAGGCCACCTTGTTTATTGGCGTCGGCCCGGAAGTGCCGATTCTGCTGGACGCCGCGCACGCCAACGCCGTGCGCGTGTCGCGGCCGCGCCGCCCGCTGGGGCACAGCATCTACCGTTCCGCCTGCAGCGCCGCCGTCCACGTCGAAGGCGTGCGCAAGGTCGTCTTGACCAGCCCAGCGGCGGACATCGAGCTGAACGCCACCCAGGCCGCGCGCTGCACGACCATCAAGCTCAATGTCGTGGTGCGCGATGAATAAGCTCGTGCCCACCCTGCCGCCCAACACCACGGCGCTGGAGCGTGCCATTGCCGTGGCCTGCGCCGAGCTGGTCAACGTGCCCGTGCCGCTGCGCGACCTGTGGAACGCCGACCGCTGCCCCGTTGCCCTACTGCCGTTTCTGGCCTGGGCCTGCTCCGTTGACCGCTGGGACGACGCCTGGCCCGAATCGACCAAGCGCGGCACCATCAAGGCGTCCTATTTCATCCACAAGCACAAGGGCACGATTGCCGCCGTGCGCCGCGTGGTGGAGTCCCTGGGCTATCTGATCCGCATTACCGAATGGTGGCAGACCACGCCGCCGGGCGTACCGGGCACGTTCCGGCTCGACGTGGGCGTGCTGGACACCGGCATCACGGACGCCATGTTTCAGGAAATGGAACGCCTGATTGCCGACGCCAAGCCCGTCAGCCGCCACATGACGGGCCTGGCCATTTATCTGGAAAGTCGCGGCAACGTCTACGCGGGCGCTTGCGCCTACCACGGCGACGCCATGACCGTGTATCCCTGGATCGCGGAAACCATCGAAGTGCGCGGCACGCTGTTGCAGGCCGGCGCATCCCATACCATCGACACTCTCACCATCTATCCATGAGCACATACTTTGCCATCCTGACCGAAGTGGGCGAGGCCAAGCTGGCCAATGCCATCGCCCTGGGTCAAACCCTGAAACTGAAAACCATGGCCGTAGGCGACGGCAACGGTAATCTGCCCATACCATCGCGCACGCAAAAGGCGCTGGTGCATGAAGTGCGCCGTGCCGGCCTGAATCAGCTGACCATCGACCCGGCCAACACCAGCCAGATCATCGTCGAACAGGTGCTGCCCGAGAACGTGGGTGGCTGGTGGATACGCGAAATCGGTATCTACGACGAGGCGGGCGACCTGTGCGCGGTGGCCAACTGCCCGCCGAGCTACAAACCTGTGATGGCCGAGGGCAGCGCGCGCACGCAAGTGGTACGCATCGTGCTGATCGTCGCCAGCACGGCCGCCATCGAGCTGAAAATCGACCCGTCCGTCATCCTGGCTACGCGCAAGTATGTCGATGATCAGGACATTACCGTGCGCGCCTACAGTGACGCGCAACTGGCCAAGCACCTGGCCGCTGCTGATCCTCACCCGCTGCTGGCCAAGGTCGCCTATGTCGATCAGCAGGACACCAGCGCACGCAGCTATGGCGATCAGCAACTGGCCAAGCACCAGGCTGCGGCCGATCCGCACCCGCTCCTGGCCAAGGTCGTCTATGTCGATCAGCAGGATGCCAGCGCACGCGCCTACGGCGACCAGCAACTGGCCAAGCACCAAGCCGCCGCCGATCCGCACCCACTGCTGGCCAAGGTCGCCTATGTCGATCAGCAGGACACCAGTGCACGCACCTACGGCGACCAGCAACTGGCAAAGCACCAGGATGCTGCCGATCCGCACTCCCAATACAGCAAGAAAGAAGTGGTGACGCCACCGAAGTTTGACGCCTCGACCAAGCTGGCCAACACCGATTTTGTCCAGCGCGCGCGCGGTGGCATGGTGGGGTTCGCTCGTGTGGATGCTGACCGTGCGCTCACCGCGGATGACGCCGGCTCTGTTCTCCTGCTTGGTATTGCCGCAACGACGCTGACCATTCCAACGCCGCAAGCCCTGAATATCCCTCACACCGCCGGGGCGTGCGTTCACTTGCATTGCACCGGCCCGTATAACGCGCAATTGGTGGCCGGTGTCGGAACGTCGCTCGTGGCCCCGGACGCCACGGCAAGCATCATCCTCAAAAAAGGGCAGTCGCTCACCTTGATGGCGACCACCAACCAGATTTGGCGAGTCATCGCTTCAACCGCCGAGCTGTGGCGCAATGCGGACTTTGCATCCAGGCTGCTGCCTGACGGCGATCTGAAACTGCCGGGCGACTTCATCATGCAATGGGGCTCCGTGACGGCAGGGCCGGCTGGCACGCGCGTGGCTTTTCAGTATGCCTTTCCAAAGCAGTGCCTGCGCGTCTTCCTCACCGTATCGAACGGCAACTATCCGGGCTATGTCAGCTCGGACTCTCCCACCATTACCGGATTTAACGCCTATGCCGCTGCAGATGCCTCCGCCAATTTCATTGCCATCGGAAAATAACATGACAATGCTCTATTCCAACAAGGTCCGTGGCTTCTTTCCGGCGGACATGCAAGCCGCGTATGAAGCGGCTGGCACCTGGCCGGCCGATGGCGTCGAGGTCACGCCCGAGGATGAAGCCATGCTGCGCGAGGCCATCAGCGCCGGTGCGACCATCCGTAAAAAATCCGGCGGCAAGTGGGACATCGCCGCGCCGCCGCCGTTGCCCTTTGCCGTGCTGGCCGCCCCATACCTGGCCAGCGTGCGCCAGACGCGCGACGCGATCCTCAACCGCCTGGCCGGCATCGGCTTTGCCGCCATGGCCGACGGCGACGCCGGCACCGTGCAAACCATCGCGGCGGCGCGCGCCTGGTTGCTCGACATCACCATCTGTCCGATGGTTGCCGCCGCGCAGGACATCGAGGCGCTGCAAGCGGCCGTCAACGCCGAATACGCGCGCGTCGCCGCCACCCTGTCCGGCGAGGCGCGGCGCGCCTTCGATGATACCGCCGGCATGGCATCCACCCAGTAACGCCCATTCACCACTCACTAGGAGAGCCACATGGCCACCGACTACCACCATGGCGTGCGCGTCATTGAAATCAACGAGGGTTCGCGCCCCATCCGCACCGTCTCCACGGCCGTGCTGGGCCTGATCGCCACGGCCGACGATGCCGACGCGGCCGCCTTCCCGCTGAATAAACCCGTGCTCGTCACCAACGTGCTGGCCGCCATGGGCAAGGCCGGCAAGAGCGGCACCCTGTACCGCGTGCTGAAAGCGATTGCCGCGCAGACCAAACCCCTGACCGTCGTGGTACGCGTGGCCGAAGGCGAGACGGAGGCCGAGACCACCAGCAACGCCGTGGGCGGCGTGTCGCCGGACGGCCAGTACCTGGGCGCCCAGGCGCTGCTGGCCGCGCAAAGCAAGCTGGGCGTGAAACCGCGCATCCTGGGCGCGCCAGGACTGGACACCCAAGCAGTGGCCAATGCCCTAGCCAGCGTGGCGCAGCGCCTGCGCGGCTTTGCCTATGCGTCGGCCTACGGCTGTGCCACCGCCACGGAAGCCATCACCTACCGTGGCCAGTTCGGCCAGCGCGAACTGATGCTCATCTGGCCGGATTTTGTGAACTGGGATACGGCCACCGACGAGGAAGCCAGCATTTCCGCTGTCGCCTACGCCATGGGGCTGCGCGCCAAGATCGACGAGGAAACGGGCTGGCACAAAACGCTGTCCAACGTGGTCGTGAATGGCCCGACCGGCATCACCAAGGACGTATTTTTCGACCTGCAAGACCCGGCCACCGATGCCGGCGTGCTCAACGCCAAGGAAGTGACCACCCTGATCAACATGGGCGGTTACCGCTTCTGGGGTTCGCGCACCTGCGAGGCGCCGGGCGGCTTCTTCTATTTCGAAAGCTATACGCGCACGGCCCAGGTGCTGGCCGACACCATCGCCGAGGCGCATTTCACCTTTGTCGATCTGCCCTTGCATCCGTCCCTGGTGCGCGACCTGCTGGAAAGCATCAATGCCAAGTTCCGCGACTTGAAACTGCAGGGCTACATCATCGACGGCCATGCCTGGTATGACGAGCAATACAACGACAAGACAGGGCTGAAAGACGGCAAGCTGGCCATCGATTACGACTACACCCCCGTGCCGCCGCTGGAAAACCTGAAATTCCAGCAGCGCATTACCGACCGCTACCTGGCCGACTTCGCCTCGCGTATCGCCGCATAAGCATCCAATGACTACCCTGCCCGCGCTAGCGCGGGCGCAACTGAACAACGGAGAACGATATGGGCCTGCCCCGCAAACTGAAAAACTTCAACCTGTTTCAAAACGGCGTGTCCTTCATGGGCATGGTGCCGGAAGTCACCTTGCCCAAACTCAGCCGCAAGATGGAAGAGTACCGCGCCGGCGGCATGAGCGGCCCCGTGTCGGTGGACTTCGGCAACGAGGCGCTGTCGCTGGAATGGAGCGGCGGCGGCCTGATCGCCGAAGCCCTGAAACAGTACGGCGCGCACACGCACGGCGCCGTGCAACTGCGCTTTGCCGGCGCTTACCAGAACGACGATGACGGCAGCGTCGCCGCCGTCGAGGTCGTCGTGCGCGGCCGCTACAAGGAAATCGACATGGGCGCAGCCAAGATGGGCGACGACACCACCCACAAATACACGATGGCTTGCAGCTACTACAAGCTGATGATCGACGGCGCCACCGTCATCGAACTGGACTTCATGAGCGGCACCGAGAACTTCGGCGGCGGCGACACGAATGCCGCCATCCGCAAGGCCAGCGGCCTGTAATCCCCTTTTTACTCACCACCCTACAAGGACAACACCATGCACAACGATACCCAAAACCAAGCCGTCATCGAACTGGACGAACCAATCAAACGCGGCGACACCTTCATCAACTCGCTGACCGTACGCAAGCCCAAGGCGGGCGCCCTGCGCGGCATTTCCCTGATCGAGCTGGCCAACCTGAACGTGTCGGCCCTGCAGATCGTGCTGCCGCGCATCACCGAACCGACCTTGACCGCACACGACATCGCCAACATGGACCCGGCCGATCTGCTGGCCGTGGGCGCCGAGGTTGCCGGTTTTTTGGCGAGCAAAGCCGATCGCCTTTCGGTATCCCCGGCGAAGTAGAAGACGCCATGGCCGACATTGCCGGCGTCTTCCACTGGACGCCGGCAGCGATGGACGGTTTTACGATTGATGAACTGATGGCCTGGCGCGAACGCGCCCGGCAGCGAAGCGGAGCGGAATAGATGGCTGGTCGGGATTTGAAGTTACAGGTGGTATTTGCGGCACTGGACAAGATCAGCGGCCCGCTGAAAAAAATCATGGGCGGTTCCAGCGATACGGCCAAGGCCTTGAAGGCCACCAGCGACCGCCTGCGCGAACTGAATGCACAGCAAAAGAACATCAGCAAATTCCGCGAGCTGCACAGTGGCCTGGATGCGACCCGCACCAAGCTGGAAGCGGCCCAGCAGAAATTGGCCAGCCTGGCCACCAAAATGAAACAGGTGGAAAACCCGACGCGCGCCATGACGCGCGAGTTTAACGCCGCCGTCAAAGCGGCCAGCGCCTTGAAGACCGCCGGCCAGCAGCAAGCCCAGCAACTGCAGGTCATGCGCGAGCGCCTGGCGGGCGCTGGCATCGGCACCAAAGACCTGGCCAACCACGAACGCACCTTGCGCCGCGAGATCGAGGCCACCAACAAAACCATGACGCTGCAGCAGCAGAAGCTGGCCAACGCGGCCGCCAAGCAGCAGCACGTCACCAATGCCACCCAGCACGCCGACAAGCTGCGCAACAAGGCGGGCAATCTGGCCATGGCCGGCGCAGGCGCAACTGCCACGGGCGCCGTGCTGGGCGCGCCCGTCGTCAAGGGGCTGAACGAGGCCAAGCACTATCAAACAGAAGTGGGCCGCGTCAACGCGCTGGGCCTGGGCGACAAGGTATCAGCCGAGGCCGTCGCCTTCGCGCGCAACATGAAGACCTACGGCACCAGCCAGCTCGACAACCTGCAGTTGATGCGCGACGGTATGAGCGCCTTTGCCGACGTGCACCACGCGGAAATGGTTGCCCCTACCCTGGCCAAGATGAAGTTTGCCAATCACGCCTTCTTTGGCGAGGCCGAAGGCGCCGACAACGAACGCAAGTTCATGGACATGCTCAAGGTGATCGAGCTGCGCGGTGGCCTGGAGAGCAAGGAAAAGTTCGAAGCCCAGGCCAATATCGTGCAGCAGGTCATCACCGCCACGGGCGGGCGCGTCGGTCCGAATGAATGGCTGAACATGATCAAGACGGGCGGCATTGCCGCCAAAGGCTTGAAAGATGACGCCTTTTACTACCAGATGGAACCGCTGGTACAGGAAATGAGCGGCAACCGCGTCGGCACGTCCCTGATGAGCGCCTACCAGAACTTGTACCAGGGCCGCACGACGAAGCGCTCAGCCAGGAAGCTGGAAGAGTTCGGCCTGATCGGCGACAAAAGCAAGGTCAAGCACGATAAGGCGGGGCAAGTTTCCTTCCTCGACCCCGGCGCGCTGCTGGGCGCGGAACTGTTCCGCGAAAACCAGTTCGAATGGCTGGAAAAGGTGCTGTTGCCGCAACTGGCCAAGAAGGGCATCACGGAAAAGAAACAGGTGCTCGACGCCATCGGTAGCATCTTTTCCAACCGCACCGCGTCGAACCTGTATTCGCAGATGTATTTGCAGCGCGTGCAGATTCACAAGAACGAAAAGCTCAACCGTGGCGCCGCCGATATCGGCAAGCTGGAAAAGCTGGGCCGCGACTCGGCCGCCGGCAAGGAACTGGAAGCGCAGTCGAAGCTGGCCAACCTCAAGCTGACCATGGGCGAAAAAATCCTGCCGCTGTATGCGCAAGGGCTGGAACTGGCCATCAGCGCCGTGCAGCGCCTGAATGGTTTCATGGAGCGCAACCCGACCGTGGCCAAGGTCATGATTACCGCCTTTGCCGTGCTGGCCGGTCTGCTGCTGGTGCTGGGGCCGCTGATGCTGGGCATTGCCGCCATGATCGGCCCGTATGCCATGTTGCACGTCATGTTCGCCAAGATGGGCGTGACCGGCGGCGTGCTCACGCCCATCCTGCGCAACCTGGGCGGTGCCTTCATGTGGGCCGGCCGCGCCGTGCTGTGGCTGGGCCGTGCCCTTCTGATGACCCCGATTGGCATTGCCATCACGGTCATTGCCGGCGCCGCCTTCCTGATCTACAAATACTGGGAGCCGATCAAGGGTTTCTTTGGCGGCCTGTGGTCAGACGTCAAGGCGGCATTTGCCGGCGGCTTTACCGGCATCAATAGCCTGATCGCCGACTGGTCACCGCTGGGTCTGTTCTATCGCGCCTTCGCGGGCGTGCTGGGCTGGTTCGGCATCGCTCTGCCGGCCAGGTTCACCGACTTTACCGCCGACATCCGGGGCCGCTTCGCCAAGGGTCTGGCGCCGCTGGCTGGCTTCTTTACCGGCATCTGGTCGCAGATCAAGACAGCCTTTGCCGGCGGCATTGGCGGCGTCAGCGCCCTGATCGCCAACTGGACACCGCTCGCCCTGTTCTATCGCGCCTTTGCGGGCGTGCTGGGCTGGTTCGGCATCACGCTGCCGGCCAAGTTCACCGACTTCGGCGCCAGCATCCTGCAGCGCATTACCGCATCCTGGGCGCCTATTTCCGCCTTCTTTGCCGATATCTGGTCGCGCCTGCGCACCGTTTGCGCGGGCGGCATGGGCAACATCACGGCCCTGATTATCAACTGGTCACCCGTCGGCGTGTTTTACCAGGCGTTCGCGGGCGTCATGAGCTGGTTCGGCATCAAGCTGCCGGCCCAGTTCACCGAGTTTGGCGCCAACATCCTGCGCGGCCTGGTCAACGGCATTACCGGCTCGATGGGCGCCGTCAAGGAGGCCATCAGCAATGCCGGTTCCAGCACTATTGCCTGGTTCAAGGAAAAGCTGGGGATCCACAGCCCGAGCCGCGTGTTTGCCCAGCTCGGCGACTACACCATGCAAGGCCTGGCCGTGGGACTGGACCGCAGCGAGGGCGCGCCGATTGCCAAGGTATCCGGCCTGGCGCAGCGCCTGACGCAACTGGGCGCCGGCATCGCCATCGGTACGGCAACCGCCCTGCCGGCCAGCGCCTTCGACACGCGCGCGCCGCTGGCACAAGGCGGGTTCGGCGCCGGTATGACCATCCAGGGCGACAAGATCGAAATCACCTTCCACGTGCAGGCCGGCACCGATCCCCAGGCCATCGCGCGCGCCGTGAGCGTGGCGCTCGATCAGCGCGACCGCGAAAAGGCGGCGCGCATCCGCTCGTCCCTGCGCGACCACGATTAAGAAAGAAACACCACCATGATGATGATTTTAGGAATGTTCGTGTTCAGCCTGCCGACCCTGGCGTATCACGAGCTGCAGCGGCAAACGGAATGGAAGCACGCCAGCACGGCCCGCGTGGGCCTGCGCGACGCGCACCAGTACGTGGGGCCGGGGGACGACACGATTACCCTGTCGGGCTGGGTGGCGCCGGAACTGACCGGCTCCCTGTACTCGCTCGATGCGCTGCGCATGATGGCCGACACGGGCAAATCGTGGATTTTGATCCAGGGCACGGGCCGCATTCTCGGCTCCTACCGCATCACCAGCATGACCGAGGGCCGCAGCATCCTGGACGGCAGCGGCGGCGCGCGCCGCGTCGAGTTCTCGATTGCGCTCAAGCGCGACGACGACGGTGTGCTGGCCATGGTCGGACTGGGCGACATCGGCGACCTGAAAAACATGCTCAGCATCGACGGCATGACCAGCAGCATCGCCGGCGCGGCCAAGAATGCCGTGGGCAGCGTCGTGGGCAATGTGATCGGCGGCATCACGTCGAAATACGGCGGCGTGGTCAGCGAAATGAAAGACAAGATCGGCGGCAGCATCAGCGGCGCCATCGGCAGCGCGGCGGACAAATTCAAATGAGCGAGCACATCCCCGCCTTCAAGGTCAGCATCGAGGACAAGGATTTGACGGCCATCGTTTCGCCGCGGCTGATTAATCTGACACTGACCCTGTGCCGTGGCGACGAGAGCGACCAGCTCGACATTTCCCTGGACGACAGCGACGGCAAGCTGGCCCTGCCGCCGCGCGGCGCGCAGATCGCCCTGGCGCTGGGCTGGCAAGCCACCGGCCTGGTGGATATGGGCAAGTTCACCGTGGACGAGGTGGAGCACAGCGGCGCGCCCGACACCATCACCCTGCGCGCCAGGTCGGCCAACCTGATCGACACGTTCAAACAGCAGCAGGAACACAGCTTTCACAAGACCACCCTGGGCGCCATCATCGAGGCGATTGCCTTCCGCAACGAGCTGGCGTCGGGCGTCTCGTCGCGCCTGCGCGATACCGCCATCGAGCATATCGACCAGACCCACGAAAGCGATGCGGCCTTCCTGCGCCGGCTGGGCAGGAAATTCGACGCCGTGGCCACCGTCAAGAACGACACCCTGCTCTTCATCCCCATCAACCAGAGCCGCACCGCCAGCGGCAAGGCCCTGCCCGTCATCCCCATCACGCGCGCCCTGGGCGACGGCCACCGCTACCACAGCGCCGAAAGCGACGCCTACACGGGCGTGCGCGCCTTCTGGCATGACGAGCGCTACGCCCGTCGCCGCAGCGTGGTGGCGGGCGTGCCAGGCAACAGCAAGCGCCTGCGCACCACCTTCGCCAACGAAACGGATGCGCGCGCGGCGGCAGTGGCCGAATGGCAGCGCATCCTGCGCGGCCTGGCCACCTTTGAAATGAGCCTGGCCCTGGGCAACCCGGCCGTGTTCCCGCAATCGCCCGTGACGGTGACAGGCTTCAAGCCCGAGATCGACGCCACCGAATGGCTATCGGTCAAGGTCACGCACAGCTTAGGCGGCAACGGCTTTACCACGCGTGTGGAATTCGAAACGAAGACGGAGGCGGTCGAGGCCGAGCGCGAGGAAGAGAAAGACCCGGACGAAGGTATCACGGGCGTGGTGGCAAGGTGGAAGGACGTGGCGGCGAAGAAGAAAAAATCGGGGCAGGAGCAGGCCGGCGCCAAAGGCCAGCTCAAGACGCTGGAGCATCTTTACAAGAGCAGGCAGGCCGCGAAGCGGGCGGTAATACACGGGTGGCAACATATACAGGAGGTGCGCGATATCATCAGAGAGAACAGCGAGGAACCTTGGACGCCTAGAAAAAACGAATCAAGTCACGCAAAAAAAACAATATGAAATTATTCACATCGAGGACAACATGAGCGGCAGCACGCAGAACAAAGATTGGGAATTAGCGGAGCAGGAGGAAGGTCAAATCCGTAACCATATTCATGACCAGATTCGTGGCGTAAGCGACCAACGACGGTCAAAGGAAATCTGGCTACGGATTCTAAGCCTGGCCAGCCAAGAGTGTATTGCCAACGCGCTAAGCGAACAGTTAAGCCACTTCAACTATCAGGAAGTCGCATACATACGCACAGGAAACTGAAACTAACATGTAATGGTTCATCAGTTTTCACTCCAAAGCGACAGTTGAGAGGCCAAAAACGGAATTTCTTCCTTGCTGTTACGCGGCGGTACTAGGCGCACACTGGAACGATTTTTTTTAGTTAAAAAATAAACAATAAACAATAAACAATAAACAATAATTATTTGCCTGGGCAGGGCGTTCTTGTGCCATCTGCATAGCGGATAAATCCATCCCAACTTACACCAATGAATACTGGACTACCCTCTTTTCGCGATATAACGAGAGCACCAGGGTGATAGAGATGCTTAAGACCATTTGTGGAGAAACGTGTAGCCAACTCTGAAATTTGGCCAGCCTCTAGCATTTTTGGTAGATCAGTATGTAACGAAACAAGAAAGGGCATGCCATGAACTGCCACGTAAGCCCCAACAAGAATCTTTCCTAGATGCGTACGCATGAATAGCGGCATGAACGATACGCTACCAGATGCACGATGCCCTGGATCTATTCCATCAACGCTGTAAAAACCAAGTCTGTCCGGAACTGGCTCAAGTCCGAAAATTGCCCGAGTGATACTCGGAGACGGCTGCCATTTTATTGGCGCGGCCCAACCTGCTGCCGCATTGTTTATGACAGTCTTTAGAAGCCATCTTTCAAGGAGTTCGCCCTTAACAAAAATGCGACCTTCAAAATTCTTGTCATTAGCTTCAGCTTGAAATCGCGCAATTCTCCCAATAGTTTCATCCAATGGGCTTAGAAGAGAATTATGATGCCTGCATAGAATATTTGACTTCTCTGCACCACGCGTAGGGGCCCCATTTTTTATACGTTTCACCCCCTCAACTATGATAGGACATGAGCAGCCGGCCTTAAATATTGCACTACTGAAAACGTGTTCGCCTGACATTCCATCACAACCGCCCAACGAATTTGCCCAGCACTTTGAGGTTGTTTTTGTATAATTTACTTTAGAGTCCAAAGCATTCAAGATTTGCCTCCTAGCGCGTTAAATATCACAAATTACCAACCAAACATGATAGGCCCTATACGTATTAAAGTTTCCGCAAGATTAACATTTAGCTCGCTTTATGCTCATTACAGTGTGCCTTGAACACCCTTTAATGCGAAGGCGAACCGGTGCTTCCTCCTCAAAGAGTAACCTGGACTATGAATTCTTTTCGATCTGCCTTTCAACTTCTTTGATCAGTGCATTTAGTTCGTTACCCATGGGCTGCGGGGCTGGCGTTTGTATCCCATTAATTCCTTTTGAATACCTCAAAGCATATGGGGAGCAGTGCGCTTCGCTAAGCACAGTGAGCCATGGTGGCGGTGTTTTGTCGATGGATAGTCCCTCTTTCGCGGCCAGACACCAAAGTGCAGCAAGATTGTGGCGTAGGTGCGGGTTTTTTGTAAGGCGTTCGTCGTCGCCACTTCGCGATAGAAACGCTTTCAGCCCGCACTCAGCAGCTTGCGCGGAAAGAAATGCAAGTGAAATGGCATTACCTGGCGTCTCATTGGAAAGAATCTTGGCACCGATCAGAAAATTTATCGCCATTCCAAGATAAGCAAATGGTACTTTTGGCGCTCCGACGACGTAGGACGGCATTGTGATTTGCCCGTTGCCGGATATGATTGGTGGCTGCATGATGGCACCTCGCATTATTATGCAGATATGACAGTCGCCTAGGAACTGATGGCGAACAATGTCCCAAAATTATACAAGCCACTTCAATTTTCAATACGTGGCATCAGTCTAATTCTAATTGCAATACAACTAGCTCCAGCCGCCACTCACCCAAGTTGGCAAAGCATCAGAAGCCGCAGAGGAGCACTCGCATTTGATACCCGGCGCCGTCTCAATCACAATGCCGACCGTGAAAGCCTTCCCATCGAAATAACATGAATTTCTAATGAACCTGTTGGCCGTTGTAGCCATCACTTCACACTTATACAAGGGCCAGCAGCAGGCAAAAGCCAGTGTGAAAAATGCGGCAATTTGCAGTCTCCCAATTCGCCTTACTAGCGAAAACTGCCTCTTCTGCCACGATTTCCGTTGGTCATTTTTTTTTACGGCCCATGTTGATCGTCTGCGGCGCAGTGATATCCCCATGGATCTGTTGGCCAACCTTACCGTGGACAATTAATTGCGTTTGCCTATCGGTGATCTTGGGCGTCGTGACTAATGGGACATCAGACATTCCCTCAACCATACCAAGCAATCGGAGCTTACCGCGCAAATCCAGGCTGCGAAATCCACGCAATAGCTCACCTTCTTCGTCGGACAAATCTGCGCCGGATGGAGTTCCATGCAATAAATAATGAGAATCGACGCCAGCACTGCAAACAGCAATTAAGTAATCGGAGTCGGGCTTACGCGCACCACTCTCATAATTTAACTGAGTGTCCTTGGTCACCCCTGCTATCGCAGCAAATTTTTCCTGACTAAGCCCCAGCCGCTTACGCTCAGCGCGCAAGCGATCCTTAAAATAAGACATATGACCACTCTTTACGTTGACATGTGGACGTTTGTCCACTATATTTACGTCATTACCATGTGACGTATACAAATCATATCCTATGACATCTACCGCTCCAGTTACGCGCCAGCCGAAGAACCCACTTTCGCAGCCAATCCCGATTCGCTTGCTCCCTCCTGAGATCGAGCGCGTGGAAAAATTCGCACAGCAAGACTCCCGCTCACGCGCATCTTTTATGCGCCTGATGCTGCTACGTGGCCTGCAATCTTACGAGGCCGAACTCGAACAATTCTCCCTTGTCCATCACGCTTAACAGCACAGGAGCAGGCCCATGTATCCCGATCCAAAACGCGTCCGTAACAACCGTGTCATGGTGCGCCTTGACGAATATGAGTATGACGTCCTGGCCGCCATCGCCAATTATCAGGGCGAGGAACTGGCGCCGTTTCTGCGGCAGCTCGCGCTTCGCCAGGCGGCAATAGTGCTTGGCGACGACAACAGTGTCACCTTACCCAGCATTGCTGCCTAAATGAAGTCACCAATCAGCAACTTTTGAGCAGCCGAAAATATGCCCGACCGTTCCGTACCTGTAGAAACATGCGATGAAGACCAAGACACGTTTGAACGTGTCCGAATACAGCAGGGCTTGGACACCATCGACCAGGCTATCGAGTGGTTGATTAAGGACAACGTACGAATCGGGATTCGCAAGATGAGCGGCCGAGGCCGTGCCCTGTATCAAGTGAAGAGAAAGAACAAATGAGAGTCATCGGCCTGCCCTGCCCGCATTGCGAATACACCGTCCGCGCCGTCAAAAGCCGCACGATGTCCGCCATGTTCAAGGAAATCACCTACATGTGCCAGAACCCCGACTGTGGGCACTCCTTCGTGGCAGGCTTGGAAGTACTGCGCACCCTCTCGCTGTCGGCCATGCCCAAGCCGGATATCCGCATCCCGATGTCCCAGCATGCGCGCACGGCAGCCACCAGCCAGCTGGCCCTGGACCTGACTGCGGGCTGCTGATGACTATCCCGATCCTCGCGCCGCCGTAGCCCGGCCGCTGTAACTCCCCTCTTTTGCTGTGACCTGCAGCGCTCCTTTATGAGCGTGCGGGATTCGTTCAACCTGAAATAAGGAAAACCGATGGAAAACACGCTGCACGCCACCAGTCATGCCGACAAATCCATGGCATCAAGCACGATCCGCCCGACCTTGCAAAATTGCATTGTCCCCGTGGCACCAACGTGTTTTTTGCTGCAAGCCAGCGCTGGCATCGGCATCGCGGCGCTGACCGCCCACATTCATGAGATTGCAAAGACCTATCACGCCTACGGGGCGACCAATCTGACCTTCATCGTCAGCGATGCGCAGGCACTGGAGCGTGACGGCTTTTTCGCGCCAGCCAAGCAACGCGCCCTGGTCGGCAAGCTGCCCATCGAGGTGAACTACATTTTCGCCACTGAAGCGGGTTCCCGGCACTGCTGCGGCGCATCGCACACGCTCCCGTACTGGGCAGAACATTTTCTCAAGGCAGGGGCACGCTGATGCTGCGCCTGGCCAAAACCTGCGGTCTCTGGCTGCTGTCGCTCCTGATCGTCATTACCCCTGACGTGCTGCGGGCCATCGGCGCCATCAAGGACTGAACCATGCCGGCGTCCCTTATCGACAATCACCTGTCCTTCCAGCCTGCGGCCGAGATTTTGGCAGCACGCGACAAGGACATGCCGACGCCACCAGGCGCCGGGCATGCGCTGGCCGCCATCGCCGAAGCCAAGGCCCAGCTACGCAGCATCAAGCCGCGCAACCTGGCGCCCTTCATGGCCCAGGCCTGGGGATTGTCGCCGCGTGGCGCGCGCCGTTCCGTGTTGATCGCCGCCGGCATGGACGCCGACCGCTGGGAATCGCCCATCCACTCATTTACCGAGGAAGAGCGCATCGAGCTGCGCGCCGCCACCTCTGCCGCTATCCGTGTGTACGAAAGACTGTTGAATGCAATCTAAACAAATCCTGCTGCCAGCCCCGCAGCGTCACGAAGCTTTTTTGCGATCCGCCCAGTTCGCGCCCGAGCTGGCCCGCATTCCGTTCAAGTGGCGCAACCGCGTCATCAACGCGGCCATGGCCAAGATGGCCTGGTCTTCCTGGTACAAAGTCTATGAGTCCGTCGCCACCGGCTTTGTGCGCGAGTTCGCCGAACAGTACGTGCCGGCCGGCGTCGACCTGTCGCAAAGCGATGCGGACATCGTGGCCACCGCTGAGCGTGCGGCCGATGGCGTCACCAAAATGCTGTGGATGGCCGTGTCCGACACGCACGCCCTGCAGATCATGGAAGACGAATGCGCCTCGTATGGCATCGAGCTGCCCGAATTCGACGCGCTGACCGACACCATCGCCCGCCTGGTAGACGCGCGATGGTGGCGCCGCCAACTGCGCAAGCGCGTCAAGCGCGCCTTTGAAGCCGGCAATATCCGACTGGGCTACGTCAACTATCGCGGCGAACCCTACGCCAGCAACGACGCCGTGCTGTCTCGCCTGGCGCAGAACCGCCGCAACGCGGCAGCGCTGGCCGCCACCCTGGTGCAGAACGAGAACGGCCAGCAATTTAGCATCGCCGAGCTGGCCGAGAAAACGACGGCGAATAAAGCCATCCGGCGCGGCGAACTGATGCTGCGCATCAACGGCTTTGAGCAGATCGCCCGCGAGTGCGGCGACCAAGGCATTTTCATCACCTGGACGTGCCCATCGCGCTTCCACGCCATGCAGCACAGCGGCAAGCCAAACGACAAGTTCGACGGCTCCACGCCACGCGAGGCCAATGCGTATTTGGGCAAGATGACATCGCTGTGCCGCTCCGCGCTGGCGCGCCGTGGTATCGGCCTGTACGGCTTTCGCATCGCCGAGCCGCACCATGACGGCTGCCCGCATTGGCATCTGCTGCTGTTCGTGCGCCCCACCGCGAAATACAAGACGACCCACCTGCAGGACGTGGCCGGCCGCGCCATCCGCATCATGAAGCGCTACGCCTGGCGCGTGGACCGTGGCGAGCCGGGTGCCTTCGCGCGCCGCCTGGACGTGAAACGCATCGACTGGGCCAAGGGCAGCGCCGCCGGCTACATCGCCAAGTACGTGGCCAAGAACATCGACGGCGTGGCCGAGCACAAGACCAAAGAAGGTTATGTCGTCACGGCCGACACCGAAGGCGATGTCGAGCTGACGCCATCGGCACGCGTCGAGTCCTGGGCCGCGTGCTGGGGCATCCGTCAATTCCAGCAATGGGGCGGTGCGCCCGTCACCGTGTGGCGCGAACTGCGCCGCATCGAGGAAAGCATGGTCAATGAAGCGCCGGCCGCCATGCGCCGCGCCTGGAATGCCGTGCAAAAGATCGACGGCGAAAAGCGCGCCTGCTGGGCCGAATACCTGCGCGCCCAGGGCGGCGCCCTGGTGCCGCGCAAGGAACTGGTCGTCACGCTGGCCAAGGACGAAAAGACCGTCATCGGCCGCTACGGCGAAACGCTGCGCACCACGCCCTACGGCGTGCGCTGCAGCGACCTGATCGGCGTGGTCTTCAAGTCCGTGCGCCATACGTGGACGCCGGTACAGGCCACAGGCGCTCGCGCGGTGGCTGTTGGGGTTGCCGTTCCTCGGACTCGTGTAAATAACTGTACGCAGACCATTCAAGTCACGCCAGAAACGCTACAGGCGCTGGCGATCCCTAACCTGCCCGACTGGGCAAAAACCGAAATTATCAACGCCTGGGCGGCAGTCGATGCCTGTCCATATCCCCGGCTGATCGTTCCCGACATCCCACCCCAGGAAGGAAATGGCACATGAGCACCTTTTCCGTGACCGTTCGCACGCAAACCGAACGCTTTGAATTTTTTGAGGTTGCCGCGTCCAGCGGCGACGTGATCGACGCCGCCATCGACCGCTTCGGCGTGTGCGGCGTTACCGCCAAACTGAAAGGAGCACCGCAATGCTGAACACCCTGACCAATTCGCCGCGGCAAATCGCCTTGGGCGACCGCGTGACATTCGATACCGATGAAGGCTACCAGGCCGGCACCGTCAACGACTTGCGCCGTGATGTGGGCAATGGCGAGTTGCACGCCTGGGTGGAACTGGACCACCAGTGGCCAGGCATGTTCCGGGCCGTGCCGCTGGCCGCCATCGAGGCGATCAAGAAGGCTGTCGCGCCTGTCGGGTGCCCAGCATGACGGCGGAACGCTCGGAACCGGCCGTGGCGGCCTTGTTCGTGCGCGCCAATTCGATCTACAAGACCATGCCGGCGGTTGACGCCTGGGACGCGGAGCGCGACGCCCGCGCCTGGCCGGGTGGCGTGCCGGTGGTGGCGCATCCGCCTTGCCGCTCCTGGGGCACGCTGCGCCACCTGGCCAAGCCGCGCCCGGACGAAAAGGAACTGGCGGTGTGGGCCGTCGCCCAGGTGCGCAAGTTCGGCGGCGTGCTTGAGCACCCGAAGCGCTCGACCCTCTGGCCACACTGCGGCTTGCCTGCGGCCGGCGAGCGGGACAAATTTGGCGGCTGGACGCTGCCGATTTTCCAAAGCTCCTTTGGTCACCGTGCAGAAAAGGCCACCCTGTTGTACATCGTCGGCTGTGCGCCGGCTCAAATACCGGCTATGCCCATCGTCCTGGGCGACGCCTCGCACGTGATCGCCGCAGCTGGCCGCAACCGCGCCGGCGAGCGGCGCCGGAAAGGTGATCCAGGCTGGCGGCCGGAATGCGGCAAGGCAGAACGCGAACACACGCCGGCCGAGCTGGCGCATTGGCTGGTGGCCCTGGCTCAACGCTGCGCTGTGCATGCATGAGGATATCCATATGAGAACTTTTCTCTCACTCGAAGAAATCTGCGCCTTGACCGGCCGAAAGATGAAAACGAAACAAATTGAGGCGCTGCGGAAGATGGGCCTCCCCTTTTGGGTCAATGCCATCGGGCGGCCGGTTGTTACGGTTGCTGCAGTAGAGGGGCGCAAGGAAGCGCCAAGGGAAAAAACATGGGTAATGCCAAGGATTAATAAAAATGGGCCGACGAAACACGCGTAACTTGAACATGCCGCCAAACATGCACCCGCGCACCCAGCGCAGCGGCAGGGTGTATTACTACATGTACACGAAAGATAAGCCACGCAAGGAAATTCCTCTTGGGCCAGACTTCATCCTGGCTCTAAAAAAATATGCTGAGCTGAACATCGTGGTAGAGCATATTGCCAACGCGACGTTCTCCGATGTGGAAACACGCTACTTGGTCGAGGCGGTCCCAAAACTCGCCGCCAGTTCTGCGCGCATGTACCGGTCAGACATCAAGCACCTGCTTGCAGCCTTTTCCGGGGCGCCGCTGGACCAGATCAAGCCAATGCACATTCGACAGTTCCTTGACGACCACGCCGACAAGCCGACCACCGCCAACCGCTGCAAACGGGTATTTTCTACCATGTGGAATCATGCGAGGGGCTGGGGCTACACGGACCTGCCGAACCCCTGCGAGGGTATCCAGGGACATTCACTGGCGAAGCGAACCGTCTACATTACGGATGCCGTGTTCTCCGCTGTACGCATGCACGGCAGCGCGCCGCTACGGGATGCGATGGACTTGGCATACTTGACTGGCCAGCGTCCGGCTGATGCGCTGCGCATGACTGAACAGGACATAATCGACGGGCACCTGATCATTACACAAGAAAAAACCAAGCAGCCGCTACGCATCACTATCACCGGTGAGCTGGCCAAGCTGATGGACCGCATCCGGGCGCGCAAGGCAACGCACAAAATCGTGACGGGCGCACTACTGACCAATATTCACGGCAAACGCCTGACCGCGCCAGCGCTTCGCACGCACTTTGATACGGCAAAAAAGCGAGCGGCCAAACATATGCCCGAGCTGGCTCAGGACATCATGGCATTTTGGTTTTACGACCTGCGCGCGAAGGCGGCCGATGATACTTCGGATGATCGTGGCGACCAAGCAGCCAGCGATCTTTTGGGACATGATAGCGTGAAGACGACACAACGCCATTACCTTCGAAGGGGAAAAATTGTGGCACCAACGAAATAGGATTAATACAGTAAACGAGTGTCCTTGGGCAAGGACACTCGATGGTCAAACTAGAACTTAAAACAGGGATGTGTTAGTTGGCTGTTGCGATGGGGCTAGTATATGGTGGCTCGCAGGGAAAGCGATCGAGCGGAAATAGTCCTCAATCTCCCCGCTAATTTGCTCCGGAGTCTCCTTCCGACACTGCAATAACGGAGCCCAGGCACGACCAGGATGTAACACATCCCATTTGGGACATAGTCCTTTGTGCCTACCACTACCAGGATTATGGTTGCCAAAACCGTCCACGAGTACATTCCACACGGGAGTAAACTTCGCAATCAATAGAGACTCACCCAGTGGAATCCAAATATCATCAACAACTAAGAAGCGACAAAAAAAGTCTTCTATACGAAGGTTGCTCGCAGCACCGATACTCTCGGCATGTTCACGTAAGCGTTTATAAAGCGCGGTGCTTCCGATCTCGCCGACTCCTCCGCCCTTCCTCGCCCCAGCCGGTACAGCCTTACCAACATAAATAGGTGCTGTGTACACTCCATCACGGTTGCGTGCAGATAAAGCCGCATACGCGGGAAAGTCTCCCATGTAATAAATTGCGTAGATACCCACGCCAACAAAAGATGTCAGTTTTGCTAAAGGAAGAGCTTGCTGTTCTAGCATTGCCTCAGCGACACTAGCGCCGAGATTTTTTTTGTCGAGGGGATTAAAAGGAATGATGTTGCCCTTACTCATGCCACGCCCTTCATCTGTACCATTTGCTCTGCCAAGTGCTTCATTTCATTACGAATCAATTTTTCTGCGACACTACGGGCAACAACGTGACCAAGAGCCACTGGCACAGCATTGCCTAATTGGCGCATCGTCTCGGACCAAGAACCGTGAAAATGAAAGCCATCGGGAAACGTTTGGATTCGAGCCGATTCACGGATGGTGAAATAACGTACGCTTCCATCAAGATTGACTAACATATTTTCACCACCAGGAACGCCATGGTCTCCTGCCTTGAGGGTCTTCGCAGGCAAATCCAACGGGCTACCAGTATGGCCAGGGTACACTTTTGCACCTGGCTGAAATTTGTGATTCGCAATCTTCTTACCTGCTGCCGTCTGTGGGTCAGGCAAACCGACAATGGCATCTCTCACTGTTCGCCAAGGGAGCGAGGCTGGTAGGTCATTTTTGGCCGCAAGTTTCTTCACCCGTGCAGCTAACGCTGCCGGCATCGTAGGACGCTTAGCGGCAGGAACATCATGCCGCTTCCAGTAATCCCCCGTAACCCATTGATCATGCAACAGCCGGTCATAGCTATGAGTCGGCCGTGGGAAGCTCCATTCAATGTTCAGGTCAGACCGAAAGCCTATGATAAAGACCCGTTCACGCTTCTGCGGGATACCGTAGTTCGCAGCGTTCACCAACGTTGCAGTGACGTTGTAGGTCAGCTTTTTTCCGCGTTGGCCGCCACTTGAACGCTGCGCTTGCAGTCTAAGAAAATGATCGAACCATTCTTCGTTCTTCCGTGAAGGAAGCTCCGGAAATTCTAGCTGAAGAAGAATATATTGATAGTAGTTTGCAAAGGTCGAGCGCGTCAGCCCCTTGACATTCTCAACAATGAACGCCTTCGGACGAAGGCGACGAATAATATCGACCGTTGCCGGAAACATGTCGCGACTATCATCATGGGCTTTGTGCTTGCCCCCCATAGAAAATGGCTGGCAAGGAGGGCCGCCTGCGACCAGATCAACCGACTCGCTAATGCCAGACCAGTCGAAGTGACGCACGTCTCCTTCGTGCAATGGCCAATCAGCGATAAGCGGATATCCACTCGCTTGGTTGTCACGCACCGTATCACAAGCCCACTTATCCCATTCAACCACTGCAAGTGGCTTAAAGCCCGCTAGACTGACGCCCATGGCAAGTCCGCCAGCGCCTGCAAAAAGCTCCACAGCCTTCAT